GAAAATTATAATCGAAAAAACAAATAGTGCACAATTTAAAAACAAATTGTGCACTATTGAAAGCCACTCACACAATTATTTTTAATTTGTAGAATATATATTTATTAGTATATTTGCATTGCTACAATTATCTGCTGTCATAAAATGAATATTTAAAAGTTAATAATATACTATCCTATATAATTTTCCGGCAAATTTATACATTTCAATAGATGATTTTATTTGACTATCCCTGATTTGCAACGACACTGGCACATATATGTAAAATGATACAGCATACTGAGTATCGGTCATTAAACCTATAAATGGAGCATCAAGTCCATCTATTATTAATGGTAGTTCTAAATAAGGAACGCCCTCATTCATAAGTGCTATATATACACCCGAGTACGAGCCTGGTGGATGATCTATATATATACGACGTAAACTATTGTCAAATTTATCATTTAAGAATCCGGTCAATCTAATTACTTGGCTATTTATGTTTATCCTATAATATATATTTTTTCTAAATAAATCATAAATACTCCATAATTGCATCAACGGATAAATAGTTGAATATATCCAATTATGCCATTTTTGGCGGTTAAACAACCGCCCTAAATACTGAACAAAAAATCCGCTAATATCAAAATTAAACCAATTCATAATTAAAGTGTTGAATTATTATTTACAGGAATATAATTCCAGTTATCAACCATATTAGCAATATAATTGAAATATCCCGCATTAGTGCTATATTCTCTAGTAATATCAGTGTAATCACCACCATATGGCTTAGCTTGTAAAATAGAGAAATAAATATCATTAATTGCTGTTGATTCTCTCAACGAATCAATCAATTCGTTTTTCAAAATCTTTCCGTTAATATTTTGATAATTAATTTTGCTTTTAAATTCAAGCAAAATATCATTAATTAATGTTTTAATATCCGACAACAGATAAGTGCCGTCATAATAAACATCTGCAACACTATCCAATATATCAGCATCAATTGACAGCACTGTTACCAAGGTGCCGGCAGGCTTTATCTCATCAATATATGTAGTCGCACTATTCAATTCGCTAGGATTTAATTTTACAAATTCGCCGCTTTCAATTTTTGCAACCTTAATAAGCACTTCCGTGCCACCAACCTCTAACACAGCCACTCTTTTTATAATTTTTTTTGAATCATCAATAGTTGCATAATAATGAATACCTGTAGCACTATTATATATCAATGGATCTCCTAATTGAAAATACAAGACTTGAGGCACCCACCATGGCAGTGTGCCATATCTTTGCAATTTTGCATATTTTTCTAAATCAGCCTTTTCCTTATAAAATATCTGCTCAAAAGTATAAATAGCAAGTGCCACCACATTAGCCCAAATATACCATATAGCAACTAATGATGTGCTATTAAGCATTGGTAGTTGTTGATTCTTTTTATCAACTATGCTTTGTAAGATTTCTTCAAAATTTCTCATCAGTTAAAACTTATGTTAAATGATTTATTATACGAACCACGAGCTAATAAACTATTATTAGTTGTTGCAACTTCTACTTTCTCACGTTGACGAATTTTATAAATATTTATATCAAATAAAATATCGGTTGCATCATATTCAATTATATTTCCCGGAACAAAATCAGATGGTATTGAATTAACACCATTATCAATAGCTAATTTGAATAACGATTGCTGAACCCCATAAGTCATCATAGCTAAATCAACAATATTTTGATTATTTTTTACAATATGCTCAGCCATTATTCTATTTTTACATTTAATTTTTTAGTGCCCGAATCCAGTGTAATCTCAACATTATTATAATTATCTTTTTCAAGCTCAACTTTTAAATTACGCAAAAACTCACGTGTTGTAACATCGGTTTTTTTCAAATATTTAGCAGCACCAAAACCAAGACCAGGACTCGAGCGTATTTCGCCTTTTTGAGCTTCAAATATTAATTGCACATTCTGATTATCGCTTAAATCAGCAACAAAATCGCCATTAGCTATTATTAGCTCTAAATTATCATCTAATTGTATATCTGTTTGTTCCATTAATGCTTTATCCTTTCATTTTCTATATTTGAAAAATCCTCAGCAGCACTTATTGTATTTAAAATAGTGCTCATTGACAATTGATATGAAGTACCACCATCGCTAGAACCTGATGCAGGTGTTCCATTATTTATAGCATTTATAATTGTATCAATTCTTGAGCTCATAATATCAAGTTGAGTTTTAAGCTCAGGTGTAATGGTCATACCACCGTTGTTTCCTTCATCGAACACAGCACCATCAGCTGTAATTTTAACTCCTTTTTTCTTGTCAGCATCAAACCATATCTCAACTGCTTCTATTTCACTTGTGGCAATTATATATGTTTCGGCATCATTTCCTTCAATTACGGCACACAATACTTCGCTACCAACTTTAGGTATAACAGTAAATGAGCTATTAAAGCTTTTATTAATAGAATTTAAACGCACTTCTAACAGTTCAGGCAAATCATCTCGCTCAACATCACACACAGCACCGTCAATAGACTTAACTCTACCAATAGATATATTAGCTTTAAGTTCTTTCTTTATTAACAACTTTATTGCCTGCACAAATGCCTCTTCCATTTATATTATACGTTTAATTTTAAGTACCAGGAATAAAAATAAAATTATAACACTACCAATAAACCACCATATAGTAAATTTGGCAAATCCTGTATTTTTATATTTAGTTTTAGTTTCACTTTTATTTATTTTTTCACTATAATAAAGTTTCTGATACTTTTCTGATATTACTTTAGCAGCTGTAAGTTTATAAAATAAAGTGCTATCGCTAACATACGCACGAACTCCAAGATGATCATTAATAAGCCACGCTTTAGCACCTACAATGCCATGCTCTACTATTATTGTATCAATATCTTTAATAAAATGAAATTTATCCTGCTTAATTATACGATATATTTCAACAGTGTCACGAGGGAGTATAATTGTAACAATACTATCCTTTACAATAGTTTTTTCAACATAAATACTATCTCTAGCCTGCTGTGTTATAGTTTCTACTACTTCCTGCGTTTTGCAAGATGCCAAAACAAGAAATATAGAAAATATAAATATTATTCTTTTCATAATTTATAGGTTTACAAGTTCAAAATGAGGTCTATCATCAAATGACTGATCTCTTAAAATTACACCATCCATATCCCAATTACCACCCCAACGTATTCTGTGAGTTATTTTGCCCTGTAGAATAAGCATTTCAGCGACAGCGTGAATAATACCCGATATATAATTTAAATGAGAGTTATCCCAATCTGCACGACCTTCAATAAATGGAAAAATATCGGCTGCCATAGAAGGAATATAATTATGCTTACCTTTTCTTTTTATGCCATCAATTTTACTTTTACCTTCTTTAAAATACTTTTGTTGTAGTGCTATTACTCTATGACCTTCAGCTATACCAAAATCAACATCCGATACACCAATAGCCGTATTCATTATCAGTTGCATATCTTTATGACATGTGCTTAATTTAGCTGCACTACTTTTTGAAAATTCCTTTTTCATTTTCTAAATAATTTAATTATACCTTTCCAAATTAAATCGCCAACTTTTTTTGCAAACAATCCAACTATACCACCAATAAATGCTAATATTGCAACTTGTATCATCTCTTCAGGTTTTATTGATAGTATAACAACCGTTATACTGCCACCCATTGCCGATAATTTCCCAACCATTTCATTCATAATTTAAGACTTAGTTTTAAAGCTTGAGAATACCCGGTACTTTTCTCAAATGTAATTTCATTACTTTCAATCAAGTACTTACCTTCACGCTCACTATTGCTATAATTATTATCGGTAATATTAACAGCTTCGCCACTTTTAATTGATGGCTCTCCAAATGTTTTTAAAACACCTCTATAACCGTCAAAGTGTAAGCTATCTAGATTCTTTTGTGCTAAATTTTCTAATTCTGTTTTTGTTTTATTTGCAAAATTTAATGTCCGAGTATCGCCTCCTTTTTCGCCAACTTCTACAACCATTTTAGAGCCATCACTATTATTAGAAACAGCTTTGATTAGCAATTTTATTTTATCTTTTCTTACAAATTTTAAATCGCTTTTATTCTTTACATTTCTGTTTAAATTTATTTCGTGTACTTTATTTGGAACTACATCGCTTGCAAAACCAACTATCAATTTCTTATTCTCAAACCTACTAAATAGTAAATAGTCTTTTCTAAGTGCTTCCAAAACCTCGTATGCTGTAGAGTTTGCAACAATAAATTTACCAAGAGGTATATCATCAATTACATCATATTCATATCCCGGTGCAATATCTTTTAATAAATCTAATAAATTTACTTGCTTGTATGTATTATTAAATTTTTCTTTTCGCAATTGCCACATCTCATCTTCGCAAGTTAAAGCTAATGGAATATCAGCTCCAATATCGGTTAAATAGCCATTAAATACATTTAAATTATAACCATCATAGCCAAGTTCAATAGTAATAGCATCGCCTTCTTTAATAAATTCTCTTATATTTTTTCGTTGTAATGATTTTTTCGCACCGTCTTTAATTACTTCTGAAAATTCACGTGGCAATATTATCTTAGCAGTATCGGCAAATTCGTTAATGCTTTGCTTAACATTAACAGAATGCACAACATTAAATACCACCGTTCCGATGGTAATTTTACAAGTCATATCTTTATAAATTACTGCCATTAGTTTGGTTCTGTTAAAGTCCAACCTACGTCTATCGCACTTCTTGCTGCTAATGAATATTGAATAGTGTCACTATACCCTATAACAGGGTTGATATCAACACTTGTGATATTCATAAAATTAATATCCTTTTCTGTAAATTGAGTACCTGCTACATCAATAGTTCCACCAAAGGAGAATAAACGAGAAATTATTTTTATCAATTCTGTAGGATACGAATGGCTGTTGGTATCAATCAATATACCTCGCATACGTATCTCCCAAGGAGCATTACTCCATCGCTCAACAACATCTGCACCAAATCCCTGCGAATCATTTACATTTGTTATTATTAAATTCTTTTTTCTTGAAAAACTAATTATTGGCGGTGGTGCAATAATATTATTAGGTGCTGTATTAGGAGAGCTAAATGCACTTGTCAAACCTGCCTTTGCGATAGGCAGGCTTGCAAAGTTTAATTTTATATCAGAATAAGATAGCGTGATGTCTTCAAATTCAGAGTCGCTTTCTTCAAATGTTTCAAAACGATAAGGATTAGATGTTGCAGGAACTCGTGGTATTATGTTACTTGCTAAAAAACCAAATGCTGAACTATAACGCCCTGCTAAATCTATATTTACGTTTACATTTGCCATTTACTTTTTATTTTCAACTCCTATTATACCTTTATCAGCCAACCATTGTAATTGCTTCCATTTTTCGCTCCAGACTTCATCACTCAAATTCTCAGGAAAAGGAATGTGTAAATAATATGAAATCTGAGCGTCTATTTTACTTATAGTATCTCTATTGTCTAAATAATGAAGCCCACCGCTTACAACTTTTTTACACGTGCATTCCTAATAGGAAATAGCTCAGATATACCGGCTATTGCTGTTAAAAACAAGTGATCATCTGCCATAACTTCATCTTTAGAAGTTAGCAAACACTGATTTATTAAAACCTCTTGGGCTTTCTTTGGCAATGTATCAATGAATCGCATAAATTGATTAACAGTGCTTCTACTTGGCACTTTAACTAAAACATCTAAAAATTCTGTTTCAGAATCATCAATTGGTAATTGTATTACTCGTAAATTCTCTTTTCCGTGCTTTTCGATTAAAGCTTTTTTAACCTCTTCGGTTAAATTTGATTTCTTTTTTGGCATTATATTTAATTTTTAATTAGTTTTTATTTTAAAAACAAGGGGCATGAACCCCTTGTTTATTTTTATATGTTGTTATAATCTATATCCAACACAAGCAAATCGTATTGCTTTTGCAAACCCATATCTCCGGTAACTTCACGACCTGTTTTTTGGAATTTAGCAATTATAGTGTCATTAACCACCATATTGTCATCATTAATGTAAGTAACATTAATAGGAAAAGGCTTTATGGCAAGCAATTTACCATTAGCAGCTTTTTCTAACTGCACAACATCTTGCATTAGTAATGTTATACTTCCTGTATGAGTTTCTTTACCCATACTATAACTGGTTGCCTTATTTTTTAAGCCGTGATTAACTTTGTGTTCCTGCTCTGTATCATAAGATATTTCTGCAACATTTACAGGTATTCCGTTGATAAAAACATCAACATCACCACTATCATAAGCCTTTTTATTCGCTAATACTAACATTATACACTTTTCTTTAAGTTAATACTTCCTTGAATTTCTCCAACAGTACCATAAGGTACAATGGCAAATCCAACCTTTAATATCTTAGCTACAATCAAATCGCTTGTAGGATCTGTTGTTGCTTTTCCATAAGTTATTTCTCCACGAGTAGCCATACGTGCAAATACATCATCTCCAATTGCATCAAAATACTTAACCACACCTGCAGGTAAATATCCCGTTTCAGGAACAACAGGCTGTGTAGTTTTTACTTTTGGTAAGTATGCAGTTCTTAACAGCCTTACAGCTTTATCGTGAGTACGACCATACGCAATAGTATGCTCGTTTATGTTCCCTTCACTATCAATTACAATAGGAGCACATACATGATCGTTATTTAAACGAACACCGGCTAAGCCTGTGTATTCTAATCCGAATATATAACCTTTATTTTCTAAAGTCTGTAAATCGCTAAACTGAGCTTTATTAGTAATATGATTACTAAGTGCAGGAATAAGCCAAATACTTTTATTGCCATCAGTTAAGTTAAAACTTTCATTTTCTCCTATATTCTGAGAAACAGTTGCTAAAGCGGTTACACCTAGCATTGTCCCAACATCGGCATATTTTTGTTGTTGACCAGATAGATTTTCTGCATAATTCCAATCCTGACCAATATTAACAGATACCTTATAAGCAACAACATTAGTAATTGCTCTTAAGTCTTGAACTGATGAAGCAGTTCCTGCATAAGCTCTACCTTCAAGAAATACTTGGCAAGGCATATAGTTTTCATAAGCCCATTCATAAAATGATTGTGCTAATGGAATAGCTGCTTGGCAATCATCTGTTAAACCGTCAACAATAACATCTGCTACTGTTGGATTAACAGCGACGGCAATTTGCCTGATAACACCATTAGCATCAATAATCATTTTACGAGCTTTTGATGTATTATCAGCTATAAATATTGCTTCCATGCCTGTATCTTGGGCAACGAGCATTACAAATAACTCGGTACCAGGTTTAGCATTTCTGTAAAATTCAGAAATATGGCGAAAAGCAACAATATCATTATCGCTATCAAAAGCTTCGTCTATTCCTAAAAGCTTTGCATCGGCTACACTATATATTGCTTTTACAGTATCAAGTGCTAATCCTGATGCTGCAACTGCTTCAATAATTATACCCGATTTCTCGTCACCACCTGCAAGTACATTAGCACCTTGCACGCCTCTACTTATATCAACTCCGCCTAAATTAGCCATATTCTTATGCTTCTTTTGTTAATAATTCTAATAATTTAGCTGCAAAATCTGCGTTCTTTAAATTGCCTGCTATCTTCACTTCTAAAAGCTCAGATATATCAAATAAAGCATCACGTTTTAAGCTATTCAAATACTCAGGTAATTTATCACCCATTGCTTTTAATTCCTCAATACTTGGCAATTTAGCTTCTTTCTCAGCTTGCTCTTTTGCTTCTTTTTCAGATTTCTCTTTTGCTTCTTTCTCAGCTTTTTCCTTAGCTTCTTTTTCAGATTTCTCTTTTGCTTCGTCTGCTAATTTATTAGCCGCAGGCTTAGATTTCACAATAGCCTCAATAAGCTCAGCAACATCACTACGATTAATTATAGCAATATTTTTCTTTTTATCTGATAGCTCAGCTCTATTCTTATTTGTAAAAAAGTTTCCTTTTGAATTTACAAGTAAAATATCGCCTTCTATTGTTGAAGCAAAAAGCTCAGCAGCTGTATTCTTTATTTCCTTAGTAATTTTCATCTCTAATTAATTTTTGTTAAACATTTTAAAAAACCAAGTTCCATTACTGGAACTTGGGGAAAAACCACACTAAAAATTACTTAAACTGCATCAGACATAATTGCACTGTATGCTCTCGCTTTTTTTGGAGATACAATATAATTGTGACGGATATTATACATCCAAGCTTGATTTTGTGTGTCGGGCTCATCTACGTAATTTTTACTAGAACCTGTTGCCCTAAATGCATTAGATGCTAAAAATACAACAGTTGCCTGATGATCGGTTGCTGTTACAGTTGCACCAAATGCTAATTTAGTGGAAGTTGTTGTATTAAAATATGGATTTTCAATATAAACATACGTTTTAAAACCATATATCATATTGTTTAATTTACCATCTTTATCAGCAGAATATCTTGCAGTATTCTTTGTTGCATCCCAGTCAAGCAAATCGTTATGATGGTCAGTTGATAATACCATAATTCTACCTGTCATTGGAATTTTTAAAGCATCCCATGCACGTTTTAATCTTAAAATATCAGCAGGAACTAATTTCTTTCTTCCTGTACCATCATTGGCACCTGTGGTTTTAAGAACTGGCGTATTTGTTGCATTAGTGTTAGGTGCTAATGCATGAATACTCATTGCATTTCTTGTTTCAATAACCGCTTTGGTATGTTTAGCCTGTACAAGCTTAATTTTATCATACGCAATAAATTGAATCTCATCATCAGTTACCTTAGTAGCTTTTGTTTGATATTTATTTAATTCAATTGTCCCATCTGTATCTGTTTGTGTGTAAAAACCAATAGGGTAAGTTGTATTATTTATCAACACTTCAGGATCTGCTCCAATATCTGTTAAATGAATTACTTCATGTTCTCCTTTTGTCGCTATAACATATCTACTTTCATCGGGTATTTCATTTAAGAAGCCTGCTTCTTCAGCACCTCTAAACTGCTCTACCAATAAAGGCGTCCATATCTCCTGATTTAACCCTGCAAATGCTAAACCTGCCTGTCCGATTGGCACAAAACTTAAAACTCCAACAACTGGGGTTACAATACTCATATCCCAACCAGTACCTGCTGATACTGCACCTGAGAACAACAAAACGGCAAATAATGCCATTAATGTTTTCGAAAAAATCAATATTCCTTTCATATACTTACTTTTTTTAAATTTTAATTACTATTTATTGTTTATACTCAACACCGTATTTACCTTTGAATAAAGCTTTAAAAGCTTCTAAATTGGTTTTTTCCATAGCTTCAAGACCTTTAGAGTCTTCTTTTTGCCATTTATCCCAATCCCAAGCATCTCTACCTTGTGCCGTTGCCGTAGCACCATCTTTTATTTTATCAATAATAAGCTGGCGTGTACCCATAGCTTCAAATGTCGTATTTAATGCATCTATACCTGATGCAGTTCCAATGCCAATAAAAGTTTCTTTTTGATCAGCTTTTATTTTGCCATCAGTAACAGCTTTTTCAACTACTGTTTTAATGGCAGCTGTTTTTGCTTCTTTTTCAGCATCTTGTAATGCTTTAAGTTCGCTTGTAGCTTTGATTGCTTTATCATCAGCAACTTTTTGTTGCTCTTTTATTGCATTGATAATTGCAGTATCACTGCTTTCGGCTGTTATACCTTTCAACCCTAAGGCAAGAATTAATTCAGATTTATTCATCTCTATTTTTTTTGAATTATTTAATTGTGAATTATTTTCGAATAAGAATTTTTTGTCGGCTTCGCTTTTTGGCGAATCATATAAAGCAGTAAGCTTCATTTTTCGCAAAGCGTTCATCTGCTCTTGCGGAATAACTAAATCCTCTATGGCATCAACTAAGCCCTCACTTTGAGCCTGTAAAGCATCAAACCAATTGTCGCCATCTAACCATTTTTCTACATCTTCTACAGATTTACCGGTTCGTGATGTGAACACTGTAATAAAATTAGATCGCATGCTCTCAAGAACATCAGCGACAGATCGTAAGTCTTTTGCCGTTCCAAGACCACCACCTTGTGGCTCGTGTATCATTATAAACGCATTTTGCCTAATGCTTACTTTATCAGCAAAAGTTAATAAAACAGCACCCATACTTGCAGCCATTCCATCTATTATAATGTGTATTTTTCTATTTAATGATTTTAATGTGTTGCCGATCATATTTCCGTCAATAACAGAACCACCGGGGGTGTGTAATCTTATTATCAACTCATCAGTACCTTCAAGTGCTTCAAGTTTATTCGAGATATAAGCTCCATCGCCATCCCAAATAATACCGTATAATTTTACTATATTTCCTTTTACACTAAAATTCATTTATTTTCTCATCTTAATTTTACTTTTTTATCAATATTCTGAGCCACAAATTTATTGGTGTTTAAGGACCTCACAAAAGAAGTGTCCTAAACACCGCCAAAAAGTCAGTATTTTGGACATATTTAACTGCCAAAACGTCAAATAATATACTTTTGCTATATCATGAGTAATAAACTGAGCAAAAGAATACACGCCGAGGGCTTATATATTAACGAGGGTTGGACTGCAAAAGCAATCGCCCAAACCGTTGGTGTTAGTGAAAATACTGTTGGCTCTTGGGTTAAGAAATTTGAATGGAAAACAAAAAAACGAGAAGCACTTGCTGCACCTCATAAAATAAAACAACTTTTACTAACCGAATTAGAAAAGGTAGTAAATGGTGAAGAGCCAAAATTTAATGCAGATACACTCAGTAAAATAACAAAAGCATTAGAGCGAGTAGATAAAGGCGTATCGGTTCAGGTTTCAATATCTGTATTAAAATTATTTACTGATTGGCTAACTACTCAAGATTTAGAAGCTGAGGTATTAATTAATATTGTTGATTTAACAAAAGGTTTTATAAAGGAGCAAATTGACAATGAATAATAAAGCGGAAAAACAATATAAAGATTATGAAGCCCACTGTAAACGTATTGCAAAAAGTACAACAGTCAACATTTACGAAACAGCTGGAGAAAAAACCAAACGTAAAAAGCAACTCGAAAAAGATTATATCAAATGGTTCGAGTACTACTTACCAGATTACGCCACTTCTAAAAGTGCTTGGTATCATAAAAAAGTTGCAAAGCTTTTAATTGAGAATGATGAAGTTTATATACTACAACGTATTTTTAGATCGGGAGCAAAATCAGTTCATGCAAATGTAGGTATTCCACTATATTTATATTATGCTAAGAAGGATTTATTTTTCATGTTGCTTATTGGCGAGAATGAAAAAAAAGCTAAAAAATTACTTAGCGATATCCAATCACAAATTCAATTTAACAAACGCTTAGAAAATGACTACGGCAAACGCTTTAAATTTGGCGACTGGGCTGATGGTAATTTTCAAACTAGCGATGATGTATATTTTACAAGCTTAGGTATTGGGCAAAGTCCAAGAGGTGTAAGAAACGAAGCTAAAAGACCTGATTATATTTCTGCTGATGATGTAGATACTAAAAAGCGTGCTAAAAACCCAAAACTTACAAAAGAACTATTTGAATGGTTAAAAGAGGATTTGTGGGGAACTTTTGGAAATGGCAAAAGGCGTTATGTTCAATCAAATAATAGATTTAGCAAAATTAGTACAATACAGCTAATGAGCGAACATTTTGCAAAAGTTAAGGAAGAGTATAAACGTAATGGCAAAAAAACTAAGCATCATATAATAATTGCAAAAGCAATTCAAGATAACGGCAAAAGCGGTTGGGAAGAAAATTACAGTTTGGAATATTGGCAAGAATTAAGAACTGATATTGGCGACCTTGCTTTTCAACGAGAATATCAGGACAATCCTATTGAGGTTGGTACTGTATTTAAAAACGAATGGATACATTATAAACCACGCTTACCACTGTATCAATACGATGCTCTTGTAATGTATGGCGATTTATCTTATTCAGATACTGCCGATTTTAAAGCAATGCTTTTTGTTGGTAAAATAGGTAGAGAATTTCATATTCTAAAAGCTCATGTGAGGCAAACATCAAGAGCAAAAGTTGCTGAATGGCTATATGACTTGTACGAAGATTTAAACCTAAAAAAGTATAATATTAAATACAAGGTTGAAGGTTCATTCGCTCAAGGTTCCATATTTGTTCCCGATTTTGATGCAGAGGGCGATAAACGTGGTTATCATATTCCTGTAATTGCCGATAAAAAAGCAAAAGCGAATAAAGTAGAGCGTATTGAGAGTATGTCGGCTTATTTTGAGCGTGGCAATGTATTTTTTAATTCTGTTGATAAAGATACTGCTGATATTATTGAATTGATAGATCAGATACTTGGATTTGAAAAAGGTAGTAAAATTCATGATGATGCACCCGATGCTCTTCAAGATGCAATTTCAGACCTAAACTCAGCCCTTGCGTTCGACACCACTAAAATGAGAACTAAGAGCCGTAAGGATGTGAATAAAAAGAAAAAAAACAGGTTTTAATTAACGATTAAATAGTATTTAATGGCTAGATTTTTAATAGATACAGATTACGATGCTTTAATAAGAAGCGAAATAACAAACGCCTTATTAGAGAACTATACCGATGCTAAAATGCTTAAAGCTGAAGATATGGCTGTAAGCCAAATAAAGAATTATATAAGTGGGTTTTACGATGTTGATGCAATTTTTACAGTTGATGATCCTTTACCTTCGCCCGACCCACGAAACGCATATATAGTAATGATTACTATTGACTGTGCATTATATCATTTATATACAAGTACAGCACCCGACAGGATACCTGAGCACCGAGCATTACGCTATAACGATGCTTTGGAATGGTTAAAAGGAATATCGGAAGGAAAGAAAGCAAATTTACCTGCAATAACTGATGATAACGGCGAAATTAAATCGCCAATTAGAATTAAATCTAAATATGCACCCGAAAATAATAAGTGGTAATGACAAAGATATTAGATATACACGGTAACGAAATAAAAACTGCAAAAGCGGTGACTACAAAAGGCAGGATTATAAACAACACAGGTGCTATTATTGATAAAATAGTGTCGCAATTTAAAGACCAAAGTCGTAAAGACATAGATAAATGGCGTGCAGCTACTTTATTGGCTAATGATAAAGATAAACCAAGACGTGATTTGTTTTTTAGTTTAATTGATGATTTAAAGACAGATGGTCATTTAGAAAGCCAAATAACACTACGTAAGGCATCGGTTTTAAATACTGAATTTCAAATAACAAACGAGGCAGGCGATATTGATGAAGAGAAAACTAAATTAATTCGCTCAAAATGGTTTTACGACATCTTAGACATACTTGCTGAAACACCAATATTCGGACATTCATTAATTGAATTTTACAGTTTAGAAGGAACTAAAATAAAAACAAATTTAATACCTCGTGGCAATGTAGTGCCTGTTAAAAGATATATTATTCCTGACCTTAGCAAAGCTGATGAAGTAATTTATTACAACACACCTGCATTTGAGCCTTGGTTGGTAGAATTTGGCAAATTTGATGATTTAGGCTTAATAAATAAAATTGTTCCAAATCTTATATGGAAACGCAATATGATGCAATCTTGGGCTGAGTTTGCCGAAAAGTTTGGTATTCCATTAGTTACTGCAACTACACAGCGTTATGATGATGATACGCTTGATAAGGTTGAAGGAATGCTCGAACAATTGGGCGAAGCTTCTTATGCTGTTTTTCCAGAAGGTACAGTACTAGAAATGAAAGAAGCTGACCGTGCTGATGCCACAGGTGTTTACGATAATAAGATTGAGCGTAATAATGGCGAAATATCAAAAGCTATTACAGGTAGCACAATGATTTCAGATGATGGTAGCTCTCGCTCTCAAGCCGAGGTTCACGAGCGTAATCTTGATGATAAAATTGCACCTGCAGATAGAAGGAATGTTGAATTTGTTATTAACGAGCAATTATTACCATTACTTACTTTATATGGCTATCCATTCGCCGAAACTGATAGATTTAGTTTTAATCACACGCAAACTCTTACAGTTAAAGAGCAATGGGATATCACAAAGGAATTATTAGCAACCCACGAAATACCCGAAGAATGGATATCTAAAACATTTAGTATTCCAATTACAGGAAAAAAAAAAGTAGAAACGAAATTGAATGATGCGATTAACATACAAGGCTTAACGCTTCCAACTTATGTTGATGGTTCATGTCCTAATTGTGGAGGAACTACCGAGCAATTTTCGGCTGTTGTAAATAATGCTGAAATTAAACGCTTAGAAGCTCAGTTATGGGAAGCTCTTTATAATAGCAACGAAACTTTGCCAATTGAAAGCAAGTTAGTTGTAGAGGAAGCTACTCAACTATTAAAAGGATTACAAAGTGGATGGGGCAAACGTGCAACTGAGGTATCTTATACAGAACCCGACATACTTACACTTGCATTAATGGAGCAAAATGCAATTGAGTTTGCAATGAGCAAAACAAATGCTCGTAAATTAACAGGCGAAAATTTATTTAAAGATAGAGAAAAACTTAAATTAAATACATTTTCAGAATTTAAAAAAGCTGTTGAAAGCAAAACAAAAAACTTTAATGCAGGTTGGTTTAAAACAGAATATAACCTTGCGATAGCTACCGGACAAAATTCAGCTACATATTTTCGTGCATTGAGCGAAAAAGACCATATACCTTATTTAAAATATATTACTGCAGGCGATAGTAATGTAAGAAGCACTCACGAACAATTAGACGGCAAGATTTTCACTATTGCAGATGCAAGTAAAGTTATGCCTCCTAACGATTATGGTTGCCGTTGTATGATGGAGCAATATCCACATACCCCAAGCAAAGAGCTTATAATGAATGGTAATGATGGTAAAAATACGCTTAAACTTGCAAAAGATTTCGCTATTAATAGAACTGCCGAAAAAGTAATATTTGTTCCCAGACAATTCTATTCAAATATGGATAGCTTAAAACGTAAACTTAATAATTTAACTTTCGATAAATTAAAGCTTGAGACTTACACTAAAATAATGAAGTCTAAAAATCCTTTGAAATTAGACGAAAGTATTAATAAGAAAAATTATAAAGAGCTTTTTACAATCAATAATAAAGAAGGTATGGAGCTTTCTGATTACAATAAAAGAAAGCTCATTATTCACGAAAATACTTTTAATAAAAATACTAATTATCAATTATTTCCACATGTTAAAGATGTGATATATACTGCCGATGAAGTGTGGTTAAAAACAAATGGCGACAAATCGCAAATGACATATATAAAATATTATAGCGATGTGGTATTACTTGTTAATGCTAAAATGACACAATTTGGTTTTGAAATCATAAAATGGCAGGAAATGACAGCTAACGAAAATATTGTAAGAAGTGGGCTAAGAATAAAATAGAAATGAAAGATTTATTTAATAAAATACAGGAAAAATTAACTGACAGCGATGCAGTGGCATTATTCGAGGCTAAAGGTTTAACGCCAATCAAATATTTTGACTTATTTAAGGGTCAATTTCAATCACCAGAGCTATTTGATGTGTTGCCATTGCCTGCTGTTTTATTTCAATGGAACTTAAATATTGAAGAAAATACTGTTTACATTAGTTTGCATTTTGGATGGGAGCAAGTGCGAGATACTTCGCAAATTTCAGCCAGTCAAAATAAAGCTTTAAAATTCTTTGACTATATAAATACTATTCACGAGTTAATTAATAGGCTTGAGAGTACTAATACAAGCAAGTTAGAAGCTGTAAGCTTTGAGCCGATAGACTTGGCAAGCGTAGGAGTTGCACATCAATTAAACTATAAGTGCGAATATACCGATAATTCAAGTAGTATTTATAATCGTTTTGATTGGACACCGGGAGATGCAGAAATTGAAACACCAGGGCAGATTATTAAACAAAAAGCACCTATAATTCACGAGCTATGACATATTTAGTGAAAATAAATAAAATAAGCCGTGTGCTTGATAGCCTGCCAAATAGGTTAGCAGCTCGTGCAGTTCTATTCTCTAAAAATAGATTTAGACAAGAAAACTGGGTTAATACATCTGTTAAACCTTGGAAAAAACGTAAACCAATAAAAGAAAGCAAGCAACGTGCTAAACGTGGAATATTACGAAGCTCAGGCAGATTAATGCGTTCTGTACGTAAAATTCACGCATCAAAAAGCTTAATTATTATTGGTACATATGTGCCTTATGCCGAGGTGCATAACGAGGGTTTTAAAGGCACTGTTAATGTACCTGCTCATAAACGTAAGAGCCGAAAAGGTAGAGTGCATACTGTTAAAGCTTATACTATGAATATGAATATGCCTCAAAGAGAATTTTTAGGCGATAGTCAAGCATTGGCTAATAGATTAGAGAAAATGATTTTAAAAGATATTATTAACGCAATGAGATAGATATGGCATCAGTAAATATGACATTAATATTACAATTAAAAGATAAGCTTTTCAATAAGAAGCTTAGCAAAGTACGTGGTAATATTGGTAAATTGAAAGCTCAACACAACGAAGCTTTTTCTGCAATGCGTTCTCAGGTGCCTATGCTTGGGCGTGGCTTAGATTTGCTAACAAATAAATATGTGTTAATGGGTGCTGCCATTGTAGGTATTGGACTGCTATCATTTTCGGCAACAAAAAAAGCAGCAGCGTTTAATAGGGAGTTTTTAAATATAACGCAAATGAACCTTAGCAAGCCAAGGGCTGAAATGGATGCGTATAAAAACACCATAAGAAATACTGCTTTTACAGTTGGAACTGATTTAGTTGATACTACAAAAGCATTTTATGATTTGCAAAGTGGATTAGGCGTTTTTGGCAAAGATGCAAAAAGCATATTTACTGATGTTGCCAAGTATTCACAAGCTACAGGTGCCGATTTAGGCAGCACAATAAATTCTACTATTAAAAGTATGAAAGCTTTTAATTTAACCTCAAAAGATACTAATATGCTCTTAGAGGCTAATGCTAAAGCTGTTTACTCAGGGCTTGTCACGTTCGATGAACTGGCGAAAGTTCAAACTATTTATGCAGGTACTGCAGGTAATATAAATCAAACTGTAAATTCTGCTAACAAATTATATGCTGCCTTTACAAGCCTTGGCGAAAATGCAAATACATCGGCAACTCTTACAAAGACATTCTTTGAAGGACTTGGACGTGAAGCTGGTAAAATAAAGAAATTTGCACATGTAGATGTTTTTCAAAATGGCAAAATGCGACAGGCTGATGATATAGTTAAAGACTTAATAAAAAGCTTTAAAAACATGTCGCCCGAAGCTGTTAATGATATTATTTCTAAGATTGGTGGTACAGAGGGCTTACGTGCAATGTTGGGCAAAGCAAAAGGAAACGCCGAGGATTTATTGAAAACTTTTGATACTTACGATGCAAGTAAATTCGACCTATCAATAGCTCTTAAAAATGCTCAAGGCGATGTTACAGTGCTTGGCAATATCGTTAAAAATCGTTGGAACACAGTTCTTGCTACAATGGGCGAATACTTATTGCCATTGGTTGCTTGGGGTTTTAATTTATTTAATAAATTCCTTCTTGGCAGCGTAAAAGCTTTAAAAGCTGTGGTAAAATGGAGTACTGAATATAGCGATGTTTTAATTGCTCTTGGTGCAGTAATGGTTACTGCAACAGCAGTTATATACGGTAAAGCTGCAGCAATTGCTGTTTGGAAAGCAGTAACAACAGGGGCTGCATTCTTAACTGATGCGTGGACAACTGCTCAAATCGCTTTTAATATAGCGATGGATGCTAACCCAATAGGAGCAATCATTATAGGTGTGGTAGCTTTAGTAGCAATAATTACAATTGCAATTAAGAGATATAATGAATTTGGTGCAGCATTATTAATGCTAACTGGTGGTGTAGGTGTTATTGTTAATTTATTTTTAACAATAAAACGCTACTGGAATAGCATAGTAGATGCTTTTAAATCTGATGGTTTAAAGGAGGGGTTTAAGCAGATCGGACGGGCTATTTTAGATTTTATATTATACCCGCTGCAACAAATGCTTACGCTTTTAGGAAAAATACCTGGGCTTACAATCGCTGCCGATGGAGCAAAGAAAATAGCGGAATGGCGGAAAAAATTGGATATGATAGATCCAAAAAAATCAAAAGAAAAAGCTGATAGCAGCGAGGGGCTTGTAGACGAAAATGGCAATTTTAATCCAGATGATATTAAAGTGCCAACACTCGACCAAACATTAGGCGATCAAGTTACAAAGGTAACAGGTGCTGGTTCTCAAGTGCGAAATATTACGGTAAATATTGATGCTTTAAACAAAGGTGGCATCAACACTCAAAATACCACGCTTGCAAACATGAGTACCGAAGAAATTGAGCGTTGGTTTAACGAAACAATGCTGAGAGTAGTTCGCAATACAGAGCTATCTATGGGCTAATTTATAAATTATTTAATAATAAAAAAAAATGAAAAGACAAATTCAAAAACCCGGTGTTAGAAAATGGTATGGCGATGATTTTCTAAAACTTCAAAACGAAATTTATCGTGCTGTTGAAAATGCTATTATTGGCTCAGTCGATAATATTATACTTGCAGGAATAAATCATACTCTAGTGGCAGGGCATCATTCGTGGAGCGAGGGATATTGCAAAATAAGTGGCAAAATATGCCATTTCCCTGGCATGTCAACAACGGTTGATACAATATATCTAAGCTTAACCATTACCGAAATAGATAATAGAGATTATGGCGATGGCATTTCAAAGCCTACAGCTGATGATTATAAAGTTCATTTATCAACCACTCTGCCAAGCTCTGGCGATTATATCAAGCTTACAGGAAATGATGTTAATAGACTTATAGTTCCTTTTATCGACGCAAATGGAGTGGTTCAACGAATACATTATTTAAAATATGTTAAAGAAAATTTTGATATTGGCGAAATAGTACAAGAGGACGTACCTGCAGGAGAATTGTGGCTTGGCAAATTCGCTCCTTTCAAAATCAAATCAAATCAAGATATTGAAATAAATACACTTTATATTATTCAAGAATTATACACGAAGAATATTATTGTAAATGGAAATATCACAGCATCAGGCACTGTTAATGTGAATAAATTAATCGCTACAACTACGGTTGCTAGCAAAAACACGCCTAAAATATTAATTTATGTGGACAGCAATGGTGCACTTATAAAATCATTGGGAAGCGTTGAGATATTGCCAGTACACACACATCATGGTAATACTGGTATATATTATATTGATGTAATAATACCCACAGATGCTATTTTACTAGCAACAGTAATTGGGGGCACGCAATCAATATCTGCATATAGAAGCTCATCTCAGCACCCAGCTGTTGAAATAAAAAACTATAATAATAATTATATGGATTCTGCTTATTCTTTGGCAGTTTATTATTAAAAATAAATAACATATGAATTACGATGATTTAATTACAAAAATTGAAAGCTTTATTTACGAGAATATAAATGAAGATATTTCTGGTGACGATATGCAAATGATACTTAAAGATGTTCTTGCTTTTGCCAAGAATTACCCGACTTCTAATTATAGAAATGCTGTTATCTCACTTACTCCGGGAACTAATACCGTAGCATTCAACACACCGCTAGGTATTGATGGCTATTCTTATACCCTAGAGCACCCATACGTGCATGATGACGACGGTAATAATGTTGATTTTGCAATACCAAATGCCGACAGAACGGCTAATGGTTTTAAAATAATAGTACCCGTGGCGTGCGTTTTAGATTATAAAGCCACTCTTATTTAATTAAAAATAAAATATTATGAAATTAAAATTAATTTTAATGTGTGTGATGATAAATATTAATATTTATTCACAAATAAAAACTTTTGCGGCTGTTAATATCCTTGACAGCCTAGCTTTAGGAGGCTCTGAGTATATGGATACTGTTATAAATATAGCCGATATCCTTCCTCCTGTTTTGTGGAAAAAAACAAATGGGCACTTATTTCCACAAAATATAACAGATAGTGTTGGCATTGGTATCGACACACCAAATGCACTATTCCAAGTAAAAGATTTAATTAATTTTGAAGGCACTAGCACTATTCTTGGGCAAGATGCAGGCAAAAATGCAATTAATTCTGCTCGAAATATCTTTATCGGAAAAATGGCGGCACGTGATGCCAGTTGTCGTAGAAGTATTATCATAGGATTTGGCTCTGGAATGAAAACAAAAGGCACTAGCAATACTTATATTGGATATGCATCGGGTAGTTTGGATACATCAGGCTCTTACAATGCCATATTAGGTTCACTTGCAGCAGTTCATAATTTAAGTGGCAGCGAAAATGTTTGTGTCGGGCATGGTTCAGGAGCTGCATTCAGAACCGCCGATGCTAATGTATATGTTGGTGTACAAGCTGGTGCATCTTCGCAAGGGGATCATAACACCGCTTTAGGTTATGCCGCAGGAAGAGCTGGGTTGTCAGGAAATTATAATGTATTTGTTGGAAATAATGCAGGTGGTCAGAATGCTCAAAATTACAATACTTTCGTTGGTAGTTCTGCCGGGGCTAATAATACCACAGGAAATGGTACTTTTATAGGATATCAAGCAGGTGCTGAAAATATCACAGGACAATCTAATGTTTATGTCGGATTACGTGCTGGAGGGAAGAATTACACAGGAAACAACAATACTTACATAGGCTATCTATCAGGATATAATGGAAACACAAGCGACAATACTTGTGTTGGCTTTAGATCGGGAATGAACTCTATACAGAATGGAAATACATATATTGGTACAAATTCCGGTGTAAGCAATTCAACGGGTAGTGCTAATACTTATATCGGCAATAATTCAGGAGTTGCAGATACACAAGGCAGCAGGAATGTTTATATAGGCAATGATGTTGCTAATTCACAATTAACTGGTAATGATAATATTTATATAGGCAATGATGTTGCATCTGCAAGTACCTCGGGATTTAATAATGTGTACATTGGCTCATCATCAGCAAACTCAAATACAACAGGTGTCAATAATGTTTATATTGGTTTTCATGCAGGCTTCAACAGCACCAGCTCAGGCGAATTAATCATAGAAAATTCTAGCTCTTCAACACCTTTGATACATGGCGATTTTTATCGTGATTATCTAAAGTTTAATACCGATAGTTTAGATTATATTAACTCAGTGGCACAATATCATAAATTAGATAGTTTAGCAATCACAACAGCAGATACTTGGCAAAGCATTAAACTTGATACTAACATTGCTCTTGAAAGTACTTATGGCTTTGGGTTTAATGCCGACAGTACAGGAATAATAATAAGTACTAAAGGTATATTCAGAATTCAAGGGTGCGTACATTGGCATTACAACGGAAGCGATTTAACAAGAGTAAAATTATATGTACGTGTATTAATTGATGGTGTTGAAGCTCGTTGCCTACAATCAAATGGATTTAAAGACAGACGTGCCGATGATTATGGAACACAACCATTTACAGGCACAGTGAATGCTACATACGGAAGTGAAATAAAACTACAAGTGCGTGTTTCTGATACAGATATGGTACTTAAAGGCGACAATGTTTATGACAATCCTGTAGCTGCTTCTATCAATTTAGAAAAAATAAGTTTTAAATAAATTCAAAATTAATAATTCAAAATTTAAAATTATTATGATAGCTTTTTTAATTTTTGTGATGCTTTATAGCATACTAGATGCGTGGCACGACTACGCTTTTACAAATCGTAAAACAATTCGTGTGTTTAATTTTAACTACCAATATTGGCATAGTATTGATGCAGCAATAAAAATGCTTGTATTATTTACAATAGGTTGGTTTTCGGTTAATCCTATTGTGCATTCTTTGCACGATGTGTGGTTTATAATGTTTATATACGGTGCTATACGTTGGATAATACACGATATAACTTACAATATGTTTGCAAAACACAAGTGGTATCATATCGGTTCGGGATTAATGGATAAAACAATTATGCATTGGCAATTTTATCTTAAGCTTATATTCTTATTTTTTGCAGTTGTGTTTATTATGGAATTTTGGCGATGTTAATTTAAACAGTAATTAATTAATTTTTAAATATTATGAAAACAGGATTTTTCCAAGACGAACATGGTAATAATAGCATAAACAGAATTGCATTTATTGCACTTGTGGCTTATTCTATGGTAATTACTACTATTATTGCTGTTAGTGGCGATTATGCTTATGCAATGGCAATGTTTACAACAATAACTGGTGTGGCATACGGTGGTAAGCTCTATCAAAAACACCAGGAACAAATAAAATAAAATAAAGCCTCTTATTTAGAGGCTTTTTTTATCTTATTTTTTTCATTAATTTATTTCGCGCTTCATTACTCTTTTGAATCGCTCCTGTTTTTACAAATTCAAATATCGTATTATGCTCAAATCTCCCATCGCTCCATTCAATAATTAAATATGACATTTCATCCTTTTTTTTCTTTTTTAAACCAAAAGCAAAAATACCAACTAAAAGCATTCTGCCAGCAGTAACTCTTCTTTCCATAGTACTAGCATCTTCTATAATAATGTTTTTTATAGCATCAGTTGGAATTGATGCTATAAAAATAGGTATATTATTGTTATTATTGTAAATAGCTAATTTATTTTCTATAACGGCTATTTCTGCATGTGGTATAGACTTATCAATATCAATATGACCACTGACATATTTACCAGCAAATATTAGATCATTTTTATCCAATCCAAGTTTTATTAAAGTTAATTTTCTATTTTTTGAATTTACAATTCCCATTATTATTATTATTATTATCATCATTCCTCCTAGCATTAACCAAAATGTACCCATAGTTTTATTTTTTTTTAAAAAACAATTATTTTTAATATTGTAAATATAGTTAATTTATTTTAAAAAGGTAATATTTCTTCTTTTTCTTTAAAGTTAATAGAGTTAACTTTTCTTGTTATAATATCATTTATTTCATCGTATATCAACTTTTGCCAACTAATATGATTTTTAGTTAAAAATGCTATTTTTTCGTTTAGGTTTTTATCTACTCTTATTGGCTTTACTATTTCCTTGGTTAGTTGCATTTTATATGTTTTTGTAATACAAAAATTGTGTTTATAAAGTTGTTAGTAACAAGGTAGCTTATAAAGGTGGTTTACACCATTCTTTTACTATCATATTATCAAATTGATATAACCAACGATTATCTTTTTCCCACCATTCATTTATTCCGTATTTACCATTTTCGTATTTAACAAACACTTGATTATCATTATCAGGTAGTGCATCTTTAACCGCTACCCAATTACTAACATCAGATATAGCAAATTTGCTTTCACTCGCATTAACTTTTTTAGCAAGTTCACTAAGTTTGTTAAATTCATCAATAGGTACTATCGCATATTTTCCTGCTTGTAATACCATTTCACTATCTTTTGAAATTTCAAATGTAATTGTGTTTTCTGAAAAATCACCTGCTACCATTTTACCAAATTGTATTTTATTCATCGTTCACTATTTAAGTTTATATTTCCGTTCAAAAATTATCTGTTATTTAAGGGCAAAAATGCCATATCAATACCGTTACCTGCAATATTCCGCTTAGTTTGTCGTATCGAATAAAGTTGGTTCTGTTATTTTCTTTTTTATTTTTTTCCACCCCTCTTTTTTACTTATTTTTTCAAATAAGTAATCTGAAAAATATTCATTCATTGTTTTGCCACTCAACCACCAATCCATAGCTATTTGGCTGTTATTATCAGTTGCACAAGTTAATTTCCATTGTGGGTTTGCGTTCATTCCTTTGCCTATTGCTTTTTTAATAGCATTATAAACTTTCGGATATAAATCAAATTCTTTTTGCCTGTGTCCTTTTCTGCTTACCAAAGGGCAACCAACACACCCAAGTCTGGGTGCGTGTTCGTAATGTGGTGCAAGTTTTATATTATATTTGTCTATAAAGGCAAATACTTCTTCATCAGTCCAATCATAAATAGGATAAACGTGCAAAGCACCTTTTTGCCATTTTCTATTGTCGCATTGTATGTAATCCCTATCTTGTCTATTTCTACTTTCAGCACTTCTCACACCTTCAAATACCATTTTACCAATACTACCATATTCTTTAAGATATTCACAACAATATCTGTTTAATCGTGTTGGAAATCCTTTACGTTCTACAAGTTGGTAAAATGTTTCTTTTGGCTGTAATATCTTTGTATGTGTATAATTTTCTTTAATGTGTCGCATTGTTCCTTTCGGGTCAATAGTCGTGTTTGTATAATAGCTTTGATAAATAAAGCCATATTTTTGCAAAAGAAAATCCACAACCGCACTATCTTTTCCGCCACTATTACCAGCCCATACTGGCAATTTATTAATATTATTTTCAAGTGCCATTAATATTATTCTCTTTGCTTGTAATTCTAATTTTTCTAAGTCCATTTTGCTACGCAATTTTTGCCAACACACAAAATAAAAAAGGTGTGTAGCTCGTTTCTAATTTTATCGTTAATTTTCGCTTCATACAGCAGGTAACACTCAGTAAAACGGCATTAAAACGACCGTTTACTTTAGCGTTATCTTGCATTCCGCAACGACCGAATTATTTGCGTTTTAAAAATACGCCATTTCTCGTTCTCAAATTCACTTAATTTTTTACGTGAAAAAACTTCATATAAAAAATTCTTTTCTATTTCTGTAAATTTTGAAACAATAACAATACTCCCACATATTGCAGGAGTATTGTTTTCTTTATTTAAAATCCAAAATGCCATATTATAACTCCTCTCTTGAAACTCCAAACATTAATTCAATTTCGCCATTATCTTCATCATTTATTTGATAACAATAAGTACTTGAAAATTTTTCAGTAATCAAATCTTTTTCGGTTTCAGTATTATATTTAAAACTTAATTCCAAACCTGCATAGTTACATTTATCGTTGTTAAATTTACTTTTTAATAACTTTTCAACTTCTTCAATTGATTTTGGAGTTAATTCATTTTCTTGAATTAAAACATTATCGGCAAAATCTTTACTTGTTACTTCAATTTCATCATTTAATGGAGTTGTTATTTCATCTACTGTTGTAAATTCGCTATATTCTTTTACTGCTTCTAAATAAATTTCTAAATTATTTTTTATTTGGTAAGCTAAAGCCCATTTTTGCTTATAAGATAATGTGTGATTATTTTCTGCCATTGTTCCCTTTTCTGCTATATCTTTTGTAAAATCGTTTGAATTTTCTTCAATCATTTCTAATATAGATATTGCTACTGGCATGCTATCTCCATCTTGCTTAACGATGTAATCTAATTCGTCAAAAATTACTTTTACATTGAAGTTAGTAAATAAGTTATTTAATCTGTTTAAATTTTCTTTTGATAAAGTTTTCATTTTTCTAATTTTTAAAAATTATTAATTAATTATTACCCTACAAAGATATGGCTTTATTTTGTAATTGCAAATTATTTTACAATTATTTTTATTTATTTTGTTAATTTGTAATAATTTTAAATAAAAAACGCAAGATAACCTATAATAAAAAGCATAGAAAAAACGCATTTTATTATTTCGTCGTAGCCAAACCGTTAAAAGGTATGAGCATTTTTGCAATTGATAACATATGGTTTTTCTTCAAAAAAACTTAAAGAAATATCTCCTGTTAAAAAAATGATATTGGCATGTGGACACTGTTGACGCAACATGTCATATTCTTCTTTAATAAACTCTTTAGGTATGTTCTCAATTATTAAAAGTGTCAAATCACGGGATAGTCTTTTTTTATTTTTATTATAAATAAAAAAATTATCTTTATAAAAAAATAAATGTTCAATAAACTCAGCGTTATGATGCAGTTTAAAAGCATTAGCAGTATGGGTTTTCCCACTTACCGAATTACCCGATAATATTATTAATTTTTTCATGTTGAATAATGCCCTCCCAAGGCTTTATTTGTATTATTTTGGCAAATCATAAGTTTTGTGAATCAACGGCTGATTTTCCTTATTTATAATGTTGTTGTTGTTTATCAAAATTGCATTTCTTTCTATTAATGTTATAGGAATAACCCTACATGTATTATATTCTTTATCAAATACATTAATATATTGCTGCCCAGCTCTTATAACATTATATACAGTATCACGCCCATTTTCATAAGAAAATGGGCTATAATCATATCTATAAGGTGGTCGCAGAGTTGAGTTTGGGTCGGTAATAATTACTTTTAATGTCTTTTCAGAAAATAAATTGTCATAAATAACTTGCATTGTGCTATCTGGCTGACACGAATAGGCTATACTGCTAATTAGAATAGCTGTTAAAATTAAAATTGCTTTTTTCATAATTTAAAATTTAAAATTGTTAATACTAATACTCGTTAATGGGTAGTTAACTGAATAACCTTTATAATCTTTAGTCAATTTAACATTAGTGTTAAATTGAGGATACCATTGTTTATTCTTGTATTTATCATTTATTTTGTTTATCATGTATTCTATTGTTATACCTTTTTTTAATTCCTTAAGGAATAGATATGTAAATAAATTATATCTATTTAACAGAAGAGATACTTGCTTGTCGTCTGCCGAGAATACCCAAGCAACATTATATAATGTTGCATTAAAAGCTAAAGATGGATAACAACTGTCGATTATTACTAATATCTTGGTTGCAGCAGCATATTGCAATAAATGATGTAGAGTTTTTGTTGTTAACACGCCATTGCTATTGTTATTTATATTTGGCGATTTATTTGTCTTAAAATCATCTAAAAACATAAGTAAGTTGCCAACATAATAACGATATTTTAATTCCACAGCATTACTATGTCCTTCGAACATAAATATAAGCGTATCATCAGCTGTATTAATTGCTCTCTTTATATCCGATAGATTATCAGCTGTAAATATGTCAATATTATTGTATATTTCAGAAAATTTTAATTTTATCATTGGTATTGTGTTATTAATACCTATTTCGTTTTTACTATACGCAATAACTAGCGTCACTTTTGCCTGTAACCATATTGTTAAGATCAACAAAATGGCTGTTAAAATTACTTTTTTCATACTAAATTGTATTTTCGTTTTACTTCTTTTACTTTCTCTGCTGTAACAAATATTGTTGTTTTTGCATCAATTTTTACAGGAACCTTTTTTCTATCAGCGTCTTTTGCTCTTATAATTTTACGAACTCCTTCACGTGTAAATTTATTACGGCTCACTTCAACTGATATTGCATCACGTTCCTCTTGTGTTAGTTCTATATTTTTTGCAAGAGCAAATAGCTCATCACGAGATAAACTCGAAATATGCTGCCATTTCTTTCCTGATTTAATTTGCGATACCAAGGGATAAGATACCTCTAATATTTTAGCAAGTTTAGTTACCGGTAAATTGCTAATTAAAATATAAGCAACTTTCTCGTTTGTTAATTTAGCTTGAGGACCTTTCGCCTCGCCCCTTATTCCTCCATTACCACGACCATATCGTTGTTTATTTGTGTACTGCAAGTTTTTGCAATGGACGTTGGCAACATCACCATCAGTATGTAATATATTTCGATAATTTTCAGGATTTTGCATAAATGATTTAGCAACAATACGTTTCACTATTTTATTATATCGCTTGCCATCTCTAATTAAATCAACACGCAAATTATTTTGTTTTGGGTTCAAATAAAAAGCAGGTGTGTGTAAATCTCTTATTCGCATGATAGTACCATCTCGAAATACTATATAATCAGGAAATTGATTTATGATTTTAAAATATTTCATTTCTTTATTAATTTATTAAACCTACCAACACGCTTGCTGACTAATCTGTATTGAAATTGCGTGTTTTTTCGTCGTAAACCATTGAGCATTCTAAGTGCCGTAAACCAATTGCTAATTTTCCATTGTTCTTTGCCTTCTTTGTTTTTCCATTTTAGCGTTGCTACGCCTTTTTTCATCTTGGTTTGTATAAAGTAATATTTCATATATTTAATTTTTTTATTGGTTAATAATTTCTTTTATATTTTTGGGTGCAGCAAGTCTTTTAACATCACCTGCAGCATCTGGTGCTTTACTTATATTCCATTCATAATATGCTTCCGAACGCTTACTTAAATGCTCTTCAAATGCCATTAAAACAATATTCACATTAAGTTTATGGTAATTTTTACTTATTTTTATTTGTCGGCAAGTGAAATAAACATCTTCTAAACTAAGGTTTATCAAGATATTACTTGTTAATTCAACAGCAAGCTCTTCTATCTGATCGGTATTTAAAGAACCGCCAAAACTTGCACTTAAATCGTTTAGTAATATTTTTATCACTTTCTCAATTTGTTCAAGTGAATATGCCTTTTTTAGCGAGCCAATTGAGGTATAAGACTTTTTTACAAGCTTATCCATTGTTAAATTGCTAAAATGCCTTATCAAATCTAACTTAGAGGCTTTCTCTAAGGTCATTTGCATTATTTGCGGCTCTATTTTCGCTATTTCCATTTTTCAATTGCCTTAAAATAATATTGATATTAGAATTTATCTGCCTAAGTTCCATCTGCTTGCGGTAAAACGCTTCTAAATTTTGCCAATTACTAAGTATTTGAGACCATAGTATATATGCTGCATTTTCATCCACCTCTTGTAAATTTGTTATTATAGATTTCAATGCATTCCCTTCTATGCCATTCATTATATGATTTATACCTGTTTTTTTAAAATACCAATCAGTATAGTGATTTAGAAATAAAGAAAAGGGACTTTGCTTTTTTTCTAAGCTTGATATTTCCACACCAAGATATTCTTTTAATTGCAAATCAGACTCGTTAAGTGGTACTAACTGAAATAATTTTAACCGCTGATTTCCTAGTAATTTCTGCTTTTTTGCTTCCATTTTTTGAAACTTTCCATTTTTATACGAAAGCTTAAATTCAGCATCAGCACCATCTGTTTTTATAGTTAATTTAAAGTGATTTATCGCCATTACTTTTTATTTATTTGATTTATATAAGATTTATATACCAACTCAACCTGTGTTAGTAATTGTGTCAGTTCATCTGCATTATGCTCTTTTAATGGTTTGTGAAACTTGCCGTATTTAACAACCCACTCATTAAATTGCTCGGTTGTGTAATCCATTTTGCGAACAAACAAATACCAAAGCTTTCTACGCATTCTGTTATTTGGGCTATTTTGCCAATCATTAGCATTTCCTTCGAAAGTTTGTAATGATGCTATAAAACCTCTATATTCCATATTCGAGAGTGCCTTTAAACTATCTTTTTTACCAGCTGTAAAATCTGATATTAGCTCAGCTCTATCGCCATGCCATCCTGCGGCTTTCATCCTCTTTTCTATTGCGAAATATTCTTTATATTGCATAATTTTAAGGTGTTACTATTTGTGTTTCTTTATTACTACAAATTGCCTTAGTATCGGCAACTCCTTTGCGATAAACACTGTTCAAAGCGTTTACTATTGCCTCGCTTATAAATTTGTTTTCGATTACAATTTCAGAATGAGGATGTAATGTTTTTTCTATCAATTCATAAGCCTCAGCCACTGTGGTATTTTCAATATCTATCATGTTTAACGAGGGTTTTCCTGGTAAATAATTTCTTTGCCCATTGTTTGTGCTGTGTAATGCTCTATTCTTGCACCTTTGCTTTGCAAACCGTCTTTTAGCATATAGATAGCATCGCAACGCATTACTTCTGGCAAACATATTGTCATAGCTTTTATCCAAAACTCATCTTTTTGCTCTTGAGTAGCATCATTTGGTAATATTTTAGGTACTATTTTATAGGGGTTAATTGGTATATGCCCCATTGCATTTATAGTTGTTTCTGCGTTCAAAAACTTTCTTGATACTTCATCAGGTGGCATTCCACTTATTGCTCCTGCTATATAAATTCTTTTTTTCATATTAATTATTTTTAATGTTTACAACCCTCTTTTACCATTTTATCGTAATCTTCGAATTTAGATTTTGTTAAATCGTGAAATAATGATTTGCCTGATAGTTCTTTCATTAGCTGGGTATAGTTAACTGGAACTAATGCATCTAATTCCTTTTTCCAATTAATGCCTTTTTCTCTAAGTTTAGATTTTGCATTTATGCCTAAATAAACATAATATGTTGCCTTTGATATAAAGAAATTAGGATAAATTATTGTTTTGAATATGTAGGAGCGTGAGAATCCACGCTCCGTAAAAAACAAGTCTATTTCTTGTATTCGGCAAACCTTTAATAAACTGTGCTTATTCATATTCTAAATGCTTGAAAAGTTAAGATTTAAATGTTTCCACTTTTTGCTTTCCGGGTCAACTTCTTTAAATTCGTAACCAAAGCCTTTTAATCGGTTGTTATAGCTCTCTTTAATAAGTTGCAAGCCTTCTTTCCAACGAGGGTCATCATACTTATCTTCGTGTTGAACTAAACTCATAACACGAGAATATTCAAGGTCGCCATTTTTATTTTTCTCAATAAAAGAAATCAATATCTCAAATAATTTCTTATTACGCTTTTTAACCGTACTGTATAAAAAATCTTTAATTAAATCAACGGCTTTAATGCTTTTTTCATCCCAAAATGGCTCGGTACTCCTAATGCGTGTTATTCGCATACTTCCATTTTTGCTTGTTATTGAAAAACCACCTTTACTATTGCTCCTAATCATACCATATCTTTCAAGTGCCTCAGATTGCTCATCAAAAGTGGTATGACACTCCTTCTTAAACTCTTCTAATGCAACAGAAAGTGCATAAGCTCTTTCCATTAGTTTAGATATTTTTTCGTTTTTTTCTTCATCGTAAGCTGCAAGTTCTTTCTGCCTTGCTTCTTTTTCAGATTTTTCTTTTCTTGCAAGAATTTTCTTTAATTCTGCTGAGCTTAATTTGCTCAAATCAACATTTTCAACATTTTCTGACATAATTTGAATTTTTAATTTAGTTAATAATATTATTTTCTTTCACAGAATTTCCTAAAACTACGGATTTTCCTAAATTCGCTATCCTGCTCTTAACTGTCTTATAGTCAATTAATTTTAATTTGTATTTATTAAACAAATCAATATCATAATTATCAGTTAATTTTGCTTCCATTTTTTCAAGCTCTTTTTTTAATTTTAACAGCCTGTCATTTAATTCCTTCCTATATCCTGCCATTATAAATAATTTTTAAGTATTGGTTATGATAAGAATGCTCTACTTCACTATCTAATGCCATTTGCGACATATATGTTTGCCATTGTGTTTTTGTAGCTATCTGCTTGTTTTCGTACAAATAGCCTAAATATTCCGCTTCAAATTTTTTCCATTCTGCATACCACCATTGCCAAAAACTTTGCGTATATGCAAACTTTTTATAATAGCTTTCATTTTCGAGATATAGCTCCTCCAAGAAATGGCAACCAACTCTAAACATCTGATCGTTATATTCGAGTTCTGTTATTTCTGCTTTTTTTAATATTAAACTACCATTTTTAGAGTAGCTTTCTCGGATTGTAGAAATACGTGTTTTTTGTGTAGTCATTATTTTTCCTCCTTTTTTACTTTATTCCAATAATCGGCAGCACCCTGCTCCCAAATTGTATATGCTTCGCCACCACCAAAACGTGATTGAGGAAAAGCCATATAACCTTCTATTCTTATTTTTACAAAGGCATCGTAACGAACTTTTTTTGCAACTCTACCTTCCGGGTATTTTCCATCGGCGTGGCTTATGAATATAAATAGCTTATTAGGAAAATCTTTACGCAGTTGCTTGTATTCTGTATAATTAATGCCTAAATATTGAATGCTATCATTAATAATAACCTGTGGGCTACGCTGTTTGGACAAACGAGTTCTCAACTCATTCGTATCTTCGCCATCAAGTACAATAAAATTATCTACATCTGCCATATCACTCTCTACAAGAGCCTTGCGAAACGATGGCGATATGCCTTCTTCTAAGCTATTGTAAGCTACTTTTGCAAATTGTGATATGTATTTTGCTAATATCAATGCAAATCTTGTTTTTCCATTTGTACTATCGCCCCAAATTATCCAAGCTCCTGATAATGCCGGTTCGCCAATTGCTTTTAACCAGTCGCCTGTAAACGCTACAGTTTTGAACTTTTGCGTTAATATATCGGTAATGCTTTTGGCTCTCTTCATTTAGTTAAGCTACCTTTAAAATAAAAACATTACGTTTAACTCTTCTAAGGTCGCCTTCACAGTTTTCAAAAACCTCTTTAACTTGCTTTTTGTCCTCAATACCGTTGGCAACACATACATTTAATACATCTGAGTAGCCAACTCCTTTTAGTGGTATAAAATTCCTACCAATACGGCTGTATATTTCTTTGTAGCCTCTTTTATTAAGTTTAACGCCTCGCTCTATGCGTTTTTTTAGATGATTTGTTGCTAACAAAATCAATCCTATAATGTCCTCAAGCTCATTGTATAGAGTTATGAAAAATTGCAGTACTTGATCCTTTAATTTGTCTGCTTCATCTAATATTATAATTGGATTTTCTTGGCGTTTAAGTTCATGTACGATATCGCCCATAATTTCGGCAACTGTTAAGCCACCAACATCAATACCTATCTGAGTTGCAAGTTCTGTTAAAAAATATTTTCTATTCCAGTACTCGTTACAATGCAATAAGTAAGTCTGCTTATTATTGTTAGCATAATTTTTAACTGTAGCAGTTTTACCGGTTCCTGCATCGCCTGTTATTGCGAAAACCATTTTACCAAATTGTGAATCGTTTAAAATAGTTTGCAATGTGTTAAAATCTCGGGTTGGTACAATTTCCCAATTTTTTGAAGTGCTACTAATTTGAGTTTTAAGAGCACGCCACATTTCATCAGTAATTAAATCCCAGTTATCATTTAGCATTTGGCTAATTGTTGCTGAACTAATTCCTCTTAGTGTTTTGGCAGCTTTATTTTGACTACCTTTTAACTCTACGTAGCTTTTAAGCTCTTTTTTAATCTGTGATTTTTCAGTGTTATTCATTTTTTTAATTTTTAGTGTTACATATATAAATTTCTTGTGTCAGCCTCGTTATATTCTTCGCTTTCAGCTTCAACAATTTCTAATTCAGTTATATTACTTTGCTTTTTGTAGGTATCAGGTGTAACCTTGCGTTTTTTCTTTCCTGTCTCAATTCCTGCAATGGCAGGGCTGTTAAGTCCGTTTTGCTCTAAGCTATTACCTTGCACCTCTTGTATTGCCTCCATTTGGTCTCTATTAAATACTCTTTGTTGGCGATTCGCTTCCATAACAGCGTTTATGTGTGCTAAATCTTCGGCTGTTTGTTCTTGTTTGCCACGATGCACAAATATTTTAGGTGTCATTTCGGTAACAAATTCTTTTCCTTGCTGTGTTTGCTTGTATAAATAAATCAAACTTTCGTCTGCAGGATCTAACTTGATAATAAATTTATTATCTATGTTTTTATTTAGCCATTGCAAATCAGGTGTGATACCATCTTGTAAGTATTTCATATAATACTTCTTTTCTTTACCATCTTTAAACATAATGCCACTTGGAGTAACTGTAACTTGTTTTTGGCGTTCAATCCAAAATAAATCAACCATATCAAGTAAATTTAAAGGCTGAGCTTCTTCATTCTTACTATTATTATACATTTCTATTCGTGATATACCTGTGTTGTAATGTATGCTTTCATTCCATTCCTCTCTACATAAGCGATACTCTTCACACATTTCTTCGTAAGTAGGTAGATTATGCTTGTTTGCGAGTATTTTTTCTATATTAGCACGGCTTTCAATGCTTTTGGTAGTAATGTTACCACCTGTGTAAAACCAACGCTTTTTCATAAATTGTTTTTGAAAGCGACCAAATGCACTCTCAATAGTCTTAGATTTACCATTATATGGCTGTGTTTTTACTGCAATACGTGCTATTTTACCTAAGAAATTACCGTTCTCTAATTTTTTATGACCTCCTTGATTATCGTAAGTTATTTGGTAAGGACGGTTGCCTGAACGTTGGATTGCCATTTTGTATGCCAAAAATTGAGCTTCGTAATTCTCAGTTTTAGAAATATGATACCCGAGTAGAACCTCGCTGTATGCATCAATTACTTCGTACACACTTGTAGTACCAATTTGTGTTTTATTATCTTTATCCTGGTACTGATAATAAAAGTTAAGTTTTGTACCATCTGAATACCATAAGCTATCACGCATTGATGGTAATTGAGTGCTGATGTGATAAGTGTATTTTTCTTTACTTTTCTTTTCTCCATAACGAGCACCGTGCCATAAGTGTTTTACTTCATCTAAATAATTGTGTAGTGTTACTTCTGATTTTAAAGACTTCCAACCTGTTTGGTTTGCTTTTTCGTTATATGCTGATAATAACATTGCTACACTCGGCATTATAACCGCACCACCTGCCCAAGTATCTAAAATCCATATTTTAGCATCGCCAGTTAGTTTAGTTGTATTGGTATTTCCAGTACCACCGTGTATTAAACTTTCGGCTCCTTGCTGAATGTACTTGCTGTACTTTGTTTTTAAACGGCGATAATGTTTTGGTAAATTATGAGGATATAGATCAGAATCTAAATCAGAAATAATAGCAGCTATGTTTTTCCAAAAACCAGTATCTCGTTTACCGAGTGCTTTTTGGCGTGCTGTGTGGTTTTCAATAAGTTTAGTAATAGCATTAAACACTATTGCCTGAGCATAGTATTTATCAATTGCTAATTCAGTTAAATGTTTTCCATCTTGCTGCTTTAAATACTCTTTTAAAAATGTTTTAGTACTTTCATCATGTTGCAGATAATCTGTAAAGCCAACAGTTTTTTGTTCTTTTTTTCTCGGGTCGCCTGCTATTGGTATAATTTTTTCTTTAAATCGTTTTGGCAAGCTATCCCATTCAACTAATGCAGGAACGGCATAACAAGACCTACGCATTTGCACGATTTTGCCCTTGTTTTTTAGATAATCGTAATTTGTTTTAGAAATTATATTATTATCTATCATAGAGCCAACTTGCACGCATATTATATTGTTATATTTTTCGAACATATTTTTTTTGTTATATTTGCTTAAAATTATACTATGGAAAATAAATTATTCAATTTAAAAGTTAAGTTTGAGCACATCATTAACTTTGATGTTGATTACAACGTGATGGAGGAAAACTCCTCAGATTTTTTTCTTTTTCTTGAGGATTTATCAAGGTTATTTGGTTTTTCTTACAATAAGCAACTATCCTATCGTGATAGCGAGTTGGATTATTCGGAGAAAGATTGGATTTTAATGGTAGAATTATCTCTTGTGGAACGGGAATTTTCTTCAATACACAATGTTTTACAAATTGTTGAAGCTTTGGCTTCGGAATACGGATGGAAACTTGATTATTCTGTTGATTAGATTTAAGTGTCATAATTTTAATTTTTTTAGTGATTATTATTATTTAGATATCAGCCAATCTTGATATTCTTCGTCTGATATTTGTTTTGGCTTTATTGCCTCTCTACTTTCGATAAGTTTTATTGCAACATCAATAATTTTTCTGCCTGTTTTTGTATCGGAAGGCTGTTTGCCTGCTAATACACGGCTCACATGCTCTTGAGAACACCCTACTTTCTCAGCAATAACAGTATTATCGCCCGATTTCATTTCTTTTTTTAGAGTGGTTAAATTTTTTTTCATATATTTACGTCATTTAATTTTGATTTCTTTACAAAGTAGATAATAAATTTACTAATATGCAAATAAATGGATAATAAATTTTCTAACATAAAGGAAAGAGTTTTGTATCTTGCTAAATACAAAGGTATTACATTAGAAACTTTTTTTACTAAAATAGGCATGACCTATGGTAATTTTAAAGGTTCTGCTAAATTAAGACCACTTAATTCAGATGCAATAGTAAATATATTATCTATATTTACTGACATTAACTCCGATTGGCTTTTAACCGGAAAAGGCAATATGCTGATAGAAAATAATGTTGTTTATGATAAAATTGAGGAACCCCAAGCAACTTACGGCAAAAATAATTGTGATGAAGTGAGAGAGGAATTAAAATATGCTGAAAAAACAATATCTGAGCTAAAAACAGAAAACAAGGAATTAACAAAAGAACTTGGAAGAAAAGAGTTAATTATAGAACAAAAGGACCATAAATTATTACGACTTGAAAAAGCAAAGCAAGAATAATGATATTTTTGCACCAATTTGTAAACAAATCTACATTTTAACAACAAAACACACACAAAAATACAGTGTGTTTAATAACAAATATACGCTATACCGTAACCATATAAACGACTTGCGTTGTTTTTGTGTTGTTTTTTACTATGTATTAAGGGGGTCAGCTCACGCATATTTTAGCGTTTAGATGTAATTATTTTGTACTAGAGGGGGCAAACTCACACTTTTTTAAATCACTTTCCCTATGCCCAACACTATGCCCAACACTATGCCCAACCACTAAAACAACAGCCTTAGCCACTTTGGTAAAAAGTGTTTAAATAGGTGTTTAAATGGTATTTTTTATTTTATTTAATTGTATTGTAAGGCTTGTAAATACAAGTTATTGCGGTGTTTTGTGCTTGTTATCAAAGTGCATCTAACTTTTGCCCAAGTAAAAATACAAGTCAAATGCATGTAAATCACAATTCGTTTTTATTTAGTGTTTTACGTCTTTACGCTCGCAAGCTTTTATTTATATGGCTTACAGCAGTTTTTTCTTTTTTTCTTTTTGTACTTTTTGTTTTTATGGCTTTAGATATATTATTTTTTTTTGCCATAAAAAAAA